TCTCCAGCATCCCCTAATTGTGTTGTACCACAATTTGTTCTTGGACTAATTTTATTTACTTTTACTTCACTCATAATTTACCTATTGATATTTATACCTTATTATTACGATTCCGCTACCGCCGTTTCCACCTGTATTACAATCATTGCTAGGACCAGATCCTCCAGCACCACCACCTGTATTTGCTGTTCCGTTTGGAGCAGCCGTACTAGATGTTCCTTTTTTACCTGTTCCTCCACCACCTTTTCCCCCAGTTCCTGCGTCTTCTGCTGATACTGGATTTTTTTGTGCACCACCTCCACCACCTCCAGCGTAATATCTAAAACTTCCACAAGGAACACCATTACTACCAAAAGCAGTTGGTATTCCAGCTCCATCACCACCATTTCCTGCATTTCCTCCAGCAGGAGCTGGTCCAGTAGATCCATTACCTCCAACAGCCATAGCACCACCTCCACCTCCTGTTCCAACAGCATTTATGCCTTGATCTGCAGAAGTTCCACCATTATTTCCTTGTGGTGGACTAACAGGAGGAGTGTTGCCTGTTGGGGCTGGTCCACTACCACCTGGAGTAGTATAACCTCCACCGCCAGAACCACCTGGATTAACAGAATTTTCAGCAGTTTGTGCAGCGGAATTACCATCGGTTCTTCCAGCACCTGCTCCACCACCTGTTGAAGTTATTGATGAAAATATTGAATTATTACCTCTTTCAGCTACAGGAGACGGCACACCAGCATTGTTAGTTCCTGCTCCACCAGCTCCAACTGTAATTGGATAAGTTTGTGCTGTAACTGTAACTGCGTTTGTTGGAGAATTTGCTACTAAAGGGGATGCTGTAAAATTATCTATTGGAACGTTTCTACCTTCTCTAAATCCACCTGCTCCTCCACCGCCAGAACCACCTGAACCAGTAGGTGTACCACCACCACCACCACCTGCTACTACCATATAACCAACTGTGTTTTCGGCAGCTGTAGTAGAAAGATTAGTTACTGTAAACGTTCCTGGGCCTGTAAACGTATGAATTTTAAAATTACCACAAGTAGTTATTGTTCCTCCAGTGGCTACCAAATTAGGATTACCTCTTACATTAGACGTTGAATCTTGAACATTAACCCAACCTTGTGTTCCATCTACATATACAAAAGTTACTGATTGACCTTCAGTGCTTAAAATTACGTCTGCATTTACTGAACCAATTTTTTCAGCGCCATTTGGTGAGACTGTTAAATTATTTGTTTGCCAAGTGCCTGCATAATCTGCAAGAGATACTATTGCTCCAGCACTACCTGCTGGTAAATTACAAGTAAAAGCTCCAGCTGTTGTGTTACAGAAAAATCCATCTCCAGATACAGCAGAAAAAGTTGCTGTCTTTGGAGTTGTATCCCAATCAACCGTTCCTGTTCTACCAAATCCTGATTGACTAGCACCAGCGCCAAGAGTTACTGTATCACCAGATTCACCTAGTGTTAAAGTAGTTCCGCATTGTGGTGCAACTGTGTTTACTTCTATTTTTGACATTATACTATTACTAAAGTCCCCGTTACTGTTATAGTTGCAGGAATAGTAATAGGTCCAGCTAAAACTGCACTTTCAATTGTTTGCGTACCGTCGATCGTGGCCGCTTGATTTTTTATAAATTCATCAGGGGCTGTTCCGCCTCCGATGTATTGGATTCCATTTACTACTGCCGTCATAATTCCTCCTACGTACTGATTTCGTCGATAAATGATGTAACAATATCTAAAGACGAAGCGGTATCGCTTTGAGCTTTAAGTACGTCACCATTTGCCAACACAATTTTTGCGCCGCCTTGAATTAGTTCGATTGCAGAGTTTGGTGGAACGCTTACATTCTTTGCAAGAAAGTGATCGTTTCCGCCATTTACAATCTGACAACTAGCCAAAACAGATGAAGCGGTAGTATTACAGATTCTGATACCAATAACAGCATCGTAATCTCCACCAGTAACTAAAGTGACTGGTGCTGTACCAACGTTTCTTTGTAAATTGTTTCTAAAATTTTGTGCCATATTTTTTTCCTATTTATAACGCAACCGCCATTGCTAATGCAAAGCCAGCTGACGCTGCTCCTACTGGTGTTCCTGATGCGTCCAGGTAAACCGACTTACTTGCTGGTAAAGTACAGAATACATCTTTTGTACCACTAGTAAAGTTAACAGCTGCATCTGAATTAGAACTGGAGATAACTGTAGTTCTAGTTAAGTTTGCACTCGTACCATCTAATGTTCCAAGTCCAACTTCAAACTCTGTTGTACCTTGATTAAAGATACAATAGTAAGTCGTATTGTTGTTTCCTATTCCTTGTGCAAAAGTTTCAAAACCAGTTACTGCTGCTCCAAGTGCCATTGCACCTGTACCAGTAGTTGTGCTTGTTACTTTTACTCTGTCGTTTATTACCAACGCCATAAATTTTCTCCTTAACTCATACTAATAATTGCATTAGCAGGTGTAGCAGGATCAGGAAACGTAATAGTAAAAGTACCATTCGTTGCTGTCTTGTTACCACCAAAATCTAAAACCACTACTAATCTATTTGCTGTCCCATCAACTGTATCTGTATTGTAAATCGCTGCAAAAGCTGCAGTGAAAGATGCTGAAGTATAACTAACATTATCAAAGTCAACTGAAGCAACTGCTGTTGAAGAAGCAACTCCAAGTCTTGTTAATGCTTTTACAGAATAGTTAGTACCACCTGTTGTATCTACTTCACCGTTACCTGTTCCTAACAAGGCAACCGTCGATGCTGTTGAATATGGATTAGTTGTATATAAAGATAGACTAAAGTTGTTTCCACCCGAAGCTTTAAAATTATGATTCGCTTCGAACAGAGCACCTCTAAAACTATTTGGTATTATATTTGCCATATTTTTTTATCTCCTTATTTATTACTTGATGGGTTTTCTGATGCTAAAACAGTACGAATAACACCATCAGCATATTCGTCTCGGCGTCTACGACCTTGTTGTTCAATCGCATACGAGTAAAGCGCTTTTTCATAAGCTCCTTGGTAGTATTGTAACATATCTTGTGGACCTTTCAAGTATCCATATGTATTTACCAGACAAGCGTATAAAAGTAAATCTTGATATTTGTTTGAAAGATAAGTTCCAGCTGTTGCTGGAGCTGGAGTAGAAGTCGTATCTGTAATAGTTTCTGGCTGTTTATTATAAGCCAAAGTAATTTCGTAAGTTTTATCAGGTGTTGGAGCTATTACCCAAAATTCTTCATCCCAATTAGCATAATATTTAGGTATATCTACAGCCTGTGTACCAGGTGTAGAATAGTATTCTGCCATAAAACTAGTGTCTCTTTGTTCTAAATAAAACTGATTTCCAGCTTCGTCTTTTAATTGAACATATCTAATAAATCTTAAATTGTCAGGAATAGTCACATATCTATTTCCTACAATAGCATTTGATGTTGCATAAAATCTATCTTGATCTGAATCTACTTCTCTATAAATTTTATTTTCTGAATTAACAATAATAGTTCCTAAAACAGAATCAGATAAAACATTACTGCTAACTTCTGTGTAGTTTCTAATATCAGTTCTTAAATTGTCTAAAGTGTATGCCATTATCCGTTTACTACCTCAAGTGTTACTGGTCCTGCTGAACAGTTTGATCCACCACCTTGTATATTACCAGACGTAGCATTACTAGTGCTAGTTATATAAAAATAATTTATAGGAGAAGTTATAGGATCTGATGTTGTTGCTCCTGTAACATTGCCTGCTGAATCTATTTGACCTAATGCAATAGTAAAACCATTTGCATTATTTAAATCACTTACATTATCAAACGTTGGAATATTTCCAAATGATTGTAAATTTTTTAAATCTGCTTCATCTGCACCACCTGGACCAGCAGAAGTTACAACAGGTGGGCCTCTAAATCTTACAATATCTCCAGCAGATCTTTGATGATCTTCTGAAAAAACATTTACATAAGTTGTGCCACCAGAAATAATAGATGTAAATGGATTATTACCTAAAAGTATTAAACTTGTTTTAGATGCTGGTTGTGGTCTTGGATTAAATAAAGCTTGTGGATCTGATCCAACTGGTTTTGGTTCAAGTTGTGGTTGTTTTGGTTCATACTCTGAAGTGTGTACCAAAGATCCATTCCATTCTCTAACCATTTCAGTATATGGAAATGCCATTCCTGATCTATCAGAAATTGCTAATGCTCTTTTACCTGCTGCATACTTACCCATTATACTCCATCTCCATAAAATGTTTGTGGTGATATGAAACTAGATGTACCTTGATTGTCTGCATCAAGAGCTCTTAACATTTCGCTTTCATATCTTCTTTCAAGTTCTCCAGATCTTTCTGGTGAAACTTTTTGACTTAAATAATATGCAAGACCTGAAATCATGCATGGATAAAATCTATTAACTACATCTGATGTATTATTATAAGCACCTACATCTTGTATTTTAGATAAATAATAAAAACAAAATTGAAAACTACTTGGTGTAGTTGTGCTTGATACACTTGAACTTGGTGTAGCATATAAAAATATATTTGGATTTAATTGTCTTTGTACATAGTATTGTGAAGGTGTACCTTTAGTTAATTTATTTGGTGTAGCTGAATAAGCAGATCTATCTATTTTTGTAAGTGAAATATCTACTGGCGCAGTTGTATCAGAGTTGTTTCTGTAATAAGCTTCTAATACAGAATCTATATCTTGTGGAAAATTTTCTGAATCTGATGCATAATTGTATTCTGCTTGTCCTTCAACTAGTGGTACTTTAGCTAGTTTTACTTTCCATAAATGAACTCCTCTGTTACCCCATTCTTGAAACATTATATTTAATGATCTTCTTGCAGATCTTAATTGATAACCTGTTCTAGTTCCTAATACACCTGTTCTTTCATAAGCTTCTTCTATTATCTCATCTATTTGTGGATTGAATTCTGTAGTTTCTGAAGTAGGTGAAATAGTTTGTGCAGTATTACCCATACCACTGTGAGCAGTACAATAATAAAATAATAGTGGAGCGCCTGTTGTTCTAACTGGTGCAACATTAATTGTTACATTAGCTCCAGCGTTTCCAGGTACTCCTGTCGTAGTTACACCTGTAGTATAAGCTACTCCTGCTGGTGTTGCGTGTGTTCCATTTGCAG